TTCCATCGGAACCGTCACGACGGGTGTACCCGGATCATCCGCATCCGTGACGAATAGTGGAACCACAAATGCGGCGACACTCGACTTCACGATTCCAAGGGGTGACACGGGTGCGACAATATTTACAGAGGATGGTGATGATATATATAGACAGACGGGGAATGTTGGTATTGGGACGAATAGTCCAGACAACCAACTTCACATTTTTAAAGCGTCAACCGATCAAACGACAGGTCTGTTCATTGAGAAACAAAACGGAGGGTCGGGCACTGCTCAGATTACATTCGGTGTCAATGCCTCCACAGAAAATCCAGGGGTGGCTAAGGCAGGTCTTTTCTTCGAACGAACACACGCCAATGGGCGTGGTGATTTTCACATCTGCGTGGATGGTGTGGACGATGCGAATAGTGTTGGGGTTGGTGATGCTGTGATGACACTTAACAAAGATGGAAACGTTGGTGTCGGGACGAACAGTCCTGACAGTAGGCTGGAAGTAAGTGTAAGCAGTTCAGGAAACAACATTGGTGCAAACCATTCAATAATGTCTGTCCTACAATCGAGTGAACCGACCTACGGAAAGTATGGTTTATTTCATGGTGTTCAACAAACTTCCGGAACGTCGTGGCTTCAAACTGGTCGAACGGGGAATATGACTGCCAGTGGAATAAGTAATAATGATACGTTCAACCTGTTGCTAAATCCTAATGGGGGCAACGTCGGTATTGGGACGGCTAACCCTTACGCCAAGCTTCACGTGAACGGGATAGGGGGGTATAGTATTGGAAATGTTTCGGGCTATCAAAGGCGTTGGTGGATTTATTCACACGGCATCTTAAACTCTTCAAACGACGGGTGGGCGAACGATGTATCCATCTACGCAAATAGAGACATTATGTCTGGAGACCACTTTGTATCCCATAACGGAAGCTTTACTTCATCAGACCAGAGGATTAAGAAAGATATTGTGGATGTTGATGACGCTTTTGCTTTGGAAAGTTTGAAACTTTTGAAGCCTAAAAAGTATAAATATAAAGACACCATTTCTCGTGGTGAAGACCCCGTCTGGGGTTTCATAGCTCAGGAAGTAAGGGAAACATTACCTCATGCGACCCGACTTAGACAGGATTTCATACCCAACATTTATGAACTATCTAATGTGTCCGATTCAAATGTAATCACCTTCAGCAGTTTCAATACCTCCAATCTTGAAACAACCACCTCAAAACTTAGGTTGAAGTGTATAGATGGAAACGATAAAGAGGTCTCAATCGTGGAGGTTATTGACGAAACAAAAATCCGTGTAAATGAAGACCTTACGGAATGGATGGGAGCTGTGGATGAAGACGGAAATGTGGTGAGTGGAAACCAAATTTTCGTCTATGGTGAGGAGGTGGATGACTTTGTGTTCCTCAAAAAAGAAGTTTTTATACCGATTTGTGTAAGTTCAATACAAGAATTGGACAGACGACTCGAAGCCGATAAGGCACGTATAGTAGAACTCGAAACTCAACAACAAGCCGATAAGGCGCGTATAGTAGAACTTGAAACTCAACTCCAATCAGAAAAATCTAAAATTGCCACGATGGAATTATTGGTGGCATCCCTCGTGACGCGTGTCGGAGATCTCGAAAGATCATTGATTTAAAGAAAACCCGCGTACAAAAAGTACAAAATGTCCTGCATTGCCGCTCTCAAACCTATTGTTGCTGTTAACACTTCTTCCAAGACTAAGACCAAGACCACATCTTCTCGCGTACCTCCCCTCAGGACGGTAGACCGCCCAAATGATTTTCTATCCATGGCTGAACGCGTGAATGGACGAGCTGCCATGATCGGTTTTACATCGGCGGTGATTGATGAAATCATGACCGGTCATTCGATCAGTACACAATTTCAAGAGAATATCGGTCTTTCCGTTGCCGTCGCCGCACTCGTGCTCATCGGAACCGCGGCTAATCCCAAGGACGAGGGATACATTCAGGGATTCTGGAAACCTGAGACTGAACTTGTGAATGGTCGACTCGCAATGATTGGTATTCTTTCCCTCATTCTTACAGAGTCTCTTCATCCTCACGTTCCTTTGTTTTGATACTTAAAAATAAAAACGTAGTATAATATAAAAATGTCCGGTGGTATTGCCCAACTCGTCGCTATTGGCGCTCAGGATGCTCACATTGTCGGTAAGCCCGAGGTGTCCTTTTTCCGATCCAACTACAAACGTCACACAAACTTTGCTCAGACCGTAGAGAAGCAGGTTATCCAGGGTAACCCCGCCTCTAATGGTATGTCCACCGTTCGCTTCGAGCGCAAGGGTGATATGCTCGGTTATGTTTACATTACTAATCGCTCTCCCTCTAACACGGCGACACGCAGTAATTGGAAAACGCAGATCAGCAAGGTCGAACTTCTCATCGGTGGTCAGGTTATTGATACACACACGTCCGAGTTCTCTCAAGAGATTGCCCCTTTGATGCTTTCTCAGACGTATTCCAAGTCTCTCCCCGCTTCCGGTGCCGATGATTCTGGGTTTTACCCCCTTCGTTTCTCGTTCTGCGAGAACGCGCAATCGGCGCTTCCTCTCGTCGCGCTTCAGTACCACGACGTAGAGCTTCGCATCTCGTGGGGTACTCTCTCTGCGACGGATTATGAAGTTCACGCTCAATTCGTCTACCTCGACACGGACGAGCGCACTGCTATTTCTTCCACACCCCAGAACATGCTCATTACACAGACGCAACAGGCGGTCGCGTCTGGTTCCACAGTTCAGGAGCTCAACTACAACCACCCCGTGAAGTTCCTCACGACGTACAAGAGTGGTAATGTTGGTATGGCTTCTGGTAAGGTGAAGCTTCAGATCAATGGTACCGACGTCGGTGACGCTAAAATTGCGCAGCCTAACTACACGTCCACAACTCTTTACTATCACACACCGTTCTCGACACTCGATAGCAGTGTTGCCACGCATTTCCTCTACCCCTTTTGCCTCGACACGTGCAAACTCCAGCCCACGGGCACCCTCAACTTCAGTCGTATCGATTCGGCTCGTCTCGTGACCGATTCCGGTTCGTTCGACACGGACATCTACGCCGTGAACTATAACATTCTCCGTATCGAGAATGGTATGGGTGGTCTCATGTACTCCAATTAAATTCCCAATTATATTAATGTGGTTATTACTTTTTTTATTAGCCTTTGTATTTATGCTGACGTACGATCCTAAATCGGGCACGTTGAATAAATATATTCCTATACAGAACGCAGAATGTAAAGATGGTCACTATAATGAAATCCAGTTTGCGCAACATGGGTACGAGTGTCCAACTGATAAAACAAAAATGGGTGCGATAGTATCTACTTAAAAATAACGAATGTAAATAATATACAATGTTTACATTTGATCGTGAGACCGCGACCGTTGCTGCCATGGCCATGTGTATTGCTGGCACGATTTACATGTACATGGAATTGAAAAAAACGAAGGATGATATTAGTGACATTAAGACTGTCATCGAGAACATGCATCGTCAATATACCGTACAGCCTTTATCCGCGATTCCTGAAATTCAGGAAGAGAATTCTGTCGAGGAAGAACCAGTAGTTGAAAAGCGTGTAACTCGATCGCATGTGAGTGAGAAAGAATCTTCGGAATAAACTTATCAGGGAATTGTAGAAGCTATGAGCGATGAAAAAACATAAAGCCATAGCCATTCCTGTCACATTCGCTGGCGAAACGCCGCGATTCTTGACAGTAAGAGATAGAAGATTTAAAGAGTGGATATTTGTCACAGGTGGATGTCGAAGAAGAGAAGTATATAATCCATTGAGATGTGCCTTGAGAGAACTCGAGGAAGAGACACGGGGAGTTATTTCTTTAAAAGATGGAGAATACACGAGTTATACGTTCAATATAAAAGAAAGTGATACAATTGAATTAGAATACACCGTATTTATATTTTTTGTAAACTATTCGAAAATGGAACAACTCGAACTCATCAGACGATTTAATGAAGAAAAATATAAAATGCACACGAAACAAATACACATGAAACGAACGTACGATGAAAATGATTTCATGAGTTTTGATACTCTTCCCGAATTCAATCAGCGTCGACGATGGGAACGAATTGTTCGCAACGTCGTCGACAACCCCGAATTTTACGCATGCGTGACTTCCCTTAACAGAAAAACCTTCCATATAAAATAATGAAGTCTAAGAACTACATTCTCATGCAGATCAAGACTATTCTTATGGATCGTAAATCGTATAAGGAAAACAAAGCGGATGAGTATGTGGAAAATATAAAGGATAAAACCGTATACGAACTATTAGTTTTAAAAAAAGAATTATCGAACGCCGAGGAAGAATACATGGACGTTTCGTGTAGAACTTCCATATGGCCCGATGAAGACTATTAAAAAATTAACACGATAAACATATAAGTATGTTTAGATCTTGGTGTCGCAAACAAAAGTTTGCAAATGGCTCCAATCTATCACATGTGCTCATGGACGGAGGTGTCCTATCTGTTCCTTTTGATAGATTGAATGATTTTTATGATATGTACGTAAAAGCTATCAAGTCCGGTGAAAAGATATACGTCGTCGAACAAAAAACGGGTACGTATAATTTTTTCGTCGATCTCGATTATAAAGATGATGAACACTTATCAGTCGAACGTTTGGAAGAAATTGTACGTACAATCTGTGATAGAGTCACACATTTTGGGGGAAAAGATGTTTTAATTTCAGTGGCAGAACCTAAAAGTGTGGGAAACTTGATAAAACATGGTGTACACATGAATTGGCCGAATTTTGTAGTTGATCATGGTTCTGCGATGGCTCTTCATTCGCATATTGTTTCATCTTTAGGTATTCTCTTTCCCGGAAAAGAGTGGAAAAATATAGTTGATACTGCGGTGTATGGGGGTGGAAAACGAAATGTCAAGGGGAGTGGATTTCGTATGCCTTGGTCACATAAAAAGGCGAAACATGATGCGTGTGAAGGGCGTGGATGTGAAGAATGTGAAAAGGGGAAAATCACACAGGGTGAATATCGACCGGTTCTCATGTACACACACGAAGATTCTAAACTGACACGCATTTTTAATCAAGAACCGAGCGTTGAAATCATGTGGATGGCAACACTTCGAACTGAAAACAAAACACCCGTGATTGTCGAAGGATCTACACGAGAAGAGGGGTCATTCAGTTTACGAGAAACGAAAGATGTTTTTTCGGATCAACAGACATATCAAGATATCGAAACGTTTGTTCAAAAAAATATGGATGGACAAGAAAATGCTGAAATCACTAAAATTTATATAAATAACAACGCGTATCTCGTTTCCACAACTTCAAAATATTGTGAAAATTTACAAAGAAGTCACGCATCTAACCACATTTGGTTTCTCATCGAAGGACAGGCGATTTCTCAGAGGTGTTTTTGTACATGTGAGACGATGAAAGGGCGGCGATATGGATTCTGTCGCGACTTTTACGGGCGTAAGCACATTCTTCCTGATAAAGTGTACAAGTCCCTGTACAAAAATGGATATAAAAAGCAATACACACCGACTACACCACAGAACACGTGTATGCCGTGTCCCGAAGTGAAAAAAGAAGATCCTGTACAGGTGTCGCAGTTGTTAAAAACATACATCACACGAAACATAGTAAACGGATTTGATTTATCGGTAAAAAGTG